TTTTAGGGGACTTCTTGCCCATTACAAACTATTCAGAGTTATTATTATTTAGTAAACCATCTTTTATCATTTTTGACAACTCACTTGTAGAACCTACAAATAAAGCATTGTTAGTGACTGTATTTTGTTGTTTGGGATTATCTTCATCTATCTCTTTTAATTTCTTATGTAAGTCTGCTAACTTGTCAGTTGTATCTGCAACAGACTTGATTAGTTGTCCTGCGACTTCATACGCTCTTGGACTTGCTGTTTCACCAGCAACTTCCATAATACCATTAATTGCCTCTTGCCCCTTTTCAATTAAAGAGTAGAGATTACCACGAGTATAATCATAATCCTTACTAACATCATCAGTAAGTTTCTGTAAGTTATTTTTCCGATTATCTTCTTTTGTAATTGCATCTACTTCTACGGAATCTGTATTAAACGTATCATTAAGTGAATCGTATGAGTTTTTCATAATTATAGATCCTGATTTCGAGCAGGATTAAATTCCTTACCATCACCAAAGAAAGTGCTTGTTTCAGTAAAACCAAAATCATCACCTGGTTCAATAAATGGTGTATCATCAGTATCTATAACATTATCTTCATTATAATCCTTTTTAGGTTTAGGAACCACTGTATATCTCTGTTCTCTCTTCGCTGTTCTTGGATCTGAATCTGAATAGTAATCGACTTGAACTTTGCGTATAAGTCCTTCTGGTGTTTTTGCAATATGACCAAACATGAAAGTCTTTGCAGTAAATGATAAAGTGTATATTAATGCTCTTCGAGTTGAAAAATCTCCCTCATAATCATCTTGTTGCTGAATTGAATTTAATACCATCGGTATATCTCTTTTCTCTCCAATTGATTTTACTAAATCAATTGATAAATTAAATCCTGGTTGAAAGAAAGGAAGTATTTGCTCTAATATCTGCAATCCATCGTCTTGTAATTTGACAAGAATATTTAATTCAAATCCTAAATTATATGGCACAGGCATGAACACTTTTTTCATTTTATTACCATCAGTACTATCCGCTGCCTTAAATGTTTGTGTTATACCTGCTTTTCTTGAGGAGTCATAAGATATATTTGTTATCTCAAATGACATTCTGGGTAAAGTAATTTGTGTTGCTTTATTTAATTCTGCTTGTTGTGTAATTCTTGCTAAAAACTTTTGCCTCGGACCATAAGCAACAGGAACTTTGATATCTGATATATCATTACCTGCTTGGTCTTGATGCCTTACATGAATATCATTAAACAGTGTGCCAAATGCGATAACTGTTTTTCTTATAATTTCGTGATAAAAATAATTTCCTAACATTAGTATGTACCAAATGGATTAGATTCTGTAAAATCTAAAATAGAATCTGCCTCTGACTCAAATATGTCACCTTCATTATATTTATCGGTGGTATTATCCTCATCAAATCTTGAAACACTAAACAACGCTCCAGAAGTTAAACCTTTTATATCCTCACCAGCGAAGAATCCAGTTATTGTTCCTCCGATTGAAACATTAGAAATTGATAACACACTTGTATCAGAATCCCAGTTCTTGACTCTTGCCTGAGTTCCTGAACGCATACCCTGAACTATCTCATTGAATTCAAATGTTCCTGTACCACTGATAGATTCTGGGTCAGCGATTGTAACTGTTGGTTGCAATGTAAATCCTTTTCCAGCATTCTGAACAAAGATAGAGTTAACACGATTAAATCCAGTTGAAGGATCAACACCTAAAGATGCAATACCCACTGCCTTATCTGCTGCTGTACCACCAGCAGGGGTTGATATAGTTACGATTGGTGCAGTTCCAAATCCAACACCTCTATCATCCATTATGAATCTTACAACACCATCTGATGTTGATGTTTCAACAGAACAAGTTGCAGCTGCACCAGTACCGCCTCCACCAGTGAATGTAATAATTGGTGTAGTCGTATATCCAAATCCAGCATTTGTCATTAATATTTTTTCGATTGATCTTACTCCTGCTCTCTCAGTTGTAAAAGCGACTGCTTTCGCATTTGCTAAAGGATTACCATCTGGTGAAGGGGTAATTGAAACTAAAGGTGTTCCTGTAAAACCAGAACCATCATTATTTAAAAATATCTCACGAATGTACCCACTACTACGTATCGCTGTTGCTATTGCTGTTCGACCAACTCCTACTAATTTAAGTGTAGCGATATATCCTTCTTCTTGAACCTGAGTATCGATAGCGTCAATCGAAGTATCAATAACTTCATCTTCATACTCGAATAACTCACATTTAAGTTTATAGACATAATTTTTACCTAGTTGATAGAATGGTTCTTCATGCTCTACAAATTTTACCTCAAATAATCTTTGTCCTAATGGAAAGAATATCAAATCTCCCTCTCTTGGTCTTGATGCGAGATTAATATCATCAGATGCACTCATAAAAGGTGCAATAAAATCTTCAAATCTTTCTTTTGATATTGTTAATTCAACTTCATCTCTCAAACTCATACCAAATTTAGTAAGAACGTCACCAGCACCTGAGTAACCATCATATGAGTTTACATACGCTTCAATAACAAAATTATCATCAAATTTTGATGATTGAACTTCTTCAATAATGGATTTTGTATTTACAAACTTACGTGGAATATAAGTAACATCCAATCCATATATTTTTAATTGTTCATTTATTAAATCTTGAACTAATCTCTGTTCAGATTCTGAACCATGTAAAAAGTAAGAATTTTTTGCCATAATATCATCCTATCATGTCAAGGGGAGGAGTTTCATATTCTGTTGCCATTCTTTGCTTGATTGAATCCAAATCTCTAATTGCATCATCATATATCTCTCTTCCATTTAATTCAATACCACCTGGTAATTTAGTTCCCCTAAATTTAATTAAATTTTGTCCCCACTGTCTCTTTATTAGTGCTGTCAAATATAATTTAACAAATGGATCATTATAAACTTGTGTGAATTCATCAGGATCTAAAGCACGAAAACAATCAATCACAATAAAGTCACCCTCTTGTTGTGCCCCCCAATCAAGATCTAAATATAATCTATCTTGTCTCTGATTAAATCTTATTTGTTTTTCTGTCGTTAGTAAATGATCAATATCCTCAAGATATCTTTTTGTCATCGCATATTGTAATAAATTAATTGAATTAAAATAATATAAATCATTTAAAAATAACTGATATTTTATACTAAACATTCCACCAGAAATTGAACTGGTATCAAATTTAAATATTCTATTTACACCAATAACGTGGTCAGGAACTGCTAAAAAATTAGATGTTTCATAAAAATTACTTGTTATTGTACCATACCCACTTACATTTTGTGTTCCAGTAGTTGTTACAATACCTACACCATCAGTTCCTTTTGCTGAACCTCTATCAATATCTTCTTGAGTAATTTTATATTTAAGAAACATTCTTTCAATACCGTCAAAATGCCTCTGATTAAAATATTGAATGGTATCATCGACCAAATCATCAACTTGGTCATCATCAACATTTATTTCCAATACTGGTGCACCCAGTTTACGGAAACAGTATTCAATTAATCCTTGTCTAGTTGATGGTTTAGCCATTATTCACCTTTGAGATTTGCTATTTGCTCTAGAAGTTCGTTTCTTTCTCTATCAAAATCATTTTTAAGAGTTTGTAATTTTGCCTCTAATAATACGTTTTGATTTAATGCTGATGCTAATTTAGAATTATATAAGTTGACGAGTACATTAACGTCCACTTCATTGTTTTGTTGCATTTCTTAAAAAGTTCCCCCGTCTAGGGTTGAAGTCCAATGTGGTTTGTTTGTATATACCACTGTAACAGTATTGGGTACAGATGCCAAGTTTTGTATAGCACCATTGTTACCTTCCTTACGTAAATTAGCAGTAGTATTAAATGTTCCCTCAACACCTATTAAATTTACAGATGTAGAACCAGAAACACCAGTCTCAACAATACCAAATGCTCCTGTGGTATCTTGTTTAATTATATCACCTGCAGCTGCGGTAATACCAGCAGATAGATTAGAAAGTGTATTTTTGGTTATTGCTGTCAATACCTGTTTTGATGTAGGTATAGGTGCTTGTGGACTGTTAGTAGATTGCTGTAATCCTTCACTGTCAAACCAAACAACGCCACCTGAGTTAAAGTCACCAGACTGATAGTAGATACCTTTAATATCAAGGAAACCTTTTGTTCCAGCAACTACACTGTTTGATATAGTTGCATCAGGAACATATGTCCATCTACGACTATTATCTCCGTGTGTTCCATGATTTCCAGCACCTTCAGTGCCTGATGCTATTGAACTATCATCAAATCCAAAGAAACCATCTTTGACATTTGCTGTTCCAACGCCAACATTATACTTAAATCCAAGTCCACGATCAGTGTTAGTATCAGTTGCGTGAGTTACTGTTATTTGAGTGGTTGAAGTGATTCCTGCAATTGTTGTTCCTTGGAATGTTAATGTTTTTGTTCCAGTGTTAACATTAGAAACTGTTGTAATTCCACTTAGAGAAAAACTAGGATGTACTAAGATATCATTAACAGCAATACCTATCACTGAATCAACTACAACTGTAGATGCACCAGAACTTATATCTGTCATTACAGTTCTTGTGCTGGTTGTATCACCAACCACCATAATCGCATCATTAACTGTTGTTGATGTTGAGTTAACCGTGGTTGTAGTACCATCAACTTGCAAGTTACCTTTGATGATAACGTCACCTTCATTACTTAAACCATCTGGAAATGGGTCAATGAATATTTTATTTCCTTGACCAGCAAGAGATGCAATTATATTATCTTGTATTCTAATATTACCAAGTT